GTTGGCTATGGTACAGGGCTTATTCAAATGAAAGCAAATGAATTTATTATAGAACATATTGTCAAAGTTAAAGGCGGATATAGATTAGTGTCTAAAAAATCCGGGCGCAATCTAGGCACGTACCCTACTCGCGCAGGTGCTGAAAAACGCGAACGTCAAGTACAATATTTCAAACATGCCAATGAATCTGTTGGCAACGAAGAATTTTTAGAACTTGATAAGTGTCTTGTTGAACTATGCGATCTTGTAATTCAAGGACAACGCCGTGATCCTAAACGTTATGGCATGGTAGGAGCCTGTGTACTAGATCCTCAGGGTAATAAAACTGTTGGATCCAGCACAAATAGAAATGGCAAATGGGTTCATGCTGAACGAGTTGCCATAGAACGGTATCTAGATCAGCACGGCGAAATTCTCCCAGGCAGTATCATTGTAACTACGCTGAGTCCTTGTAACGAAACAGATGATGACACTGCTGAAAGACGAGCAGGAGACAGTTGTACTGATCTTATTAACCAATCAGGTATTAAAGAAGTCTATTGTGGATACCGAGATCCCAGTCAAGAAAACAATCATAACAACTATCAAGAAATTTTTACCAAAAATTCAAAAATAAGAAATCTTTGTAAACAATTTGCTGATACATTTTTACCAAATTACTTACACGAATTGAGTTTCTTGGGATCACCCTGCACCAAAGACTGCTCAGGCCATCGGGCTGGATATCGTTGGTCAAAAGATCGCGGCAACATTCAGGCTGCATCATGGAGTAGAAGTTTCAACAACGGAGCCGCACTGGCTGCGGCTGGAAGATAAAGAACACCCTTAGGACCGTAACTATGTTACGTGGTGTGGCGGCTGCTGCCTTACTAAATAGATTCGCTACCTAGATAGTAGAAGTGAGCACTTTATGATCAACATAAGTTTTCCCGGAGGTGCCGGCGGTAATTGGTTAGTATCTACAATAAATCTTGAACCAGTTCGCCACAATCCTGTAAATTTTCATAATCATATAAAAAATAAAAATTACCAAATTAGAATAATTCATGAATTGAATCCCAATAAATTTCATTACCTGTTCAGTGGCAAATCTTATTTTAATTTTTATGCCAATGTTTTGTATAAATTATTCCATAAAGAATTAGATATTTTCAACACAACCAGTTATAAAACACATTTTTTAGAGTGCATCAACACTGCAAGATTTATCTGCGCATTTGATAAAATTTTTGATAGTGTGTTTTTTAATTTTGAAGACTTAGTGAATTCTCCTGAAAAATTTTACAACAAACTGTGTGAGTTTCAAACAGCTAACAATTTTGATAAATCGAGCTATGAAGATTTTGTATTGAGACAACAAAAATTTACAAGCACCTGCGTTAACACCTTGGGCGTTTATGAAAACTTTGACAACATGATATGGGTATGTTTTGTTCTTGGACAACTCATGAACTCAGATATTGTTCCAAACGATTTTGTTATTTTTGAAAAACAAAATCAACAAAAGTGCATTGACTTTGCATTAACCCAATATCATAATTGCAGGTTACGACAAGTGCAGTACTTTAGCACCAATGTATGTTTACCAAAATTGTTGTAAAAAAGTTATTGCTGTTGTATAATATGTATTAAAGGAGATAGTATGTCAGATAAAACTTTTAACGGTGACCAAAAAATCAAACTCATGCAAATCATCAATGAAGGCATGCAAGTAACTGAGGAAATTGAAACATTACAAGGCGGCCTTAACGATACAATCAAAGCTATTGCTGAAGAACTTGAAATCAAACCAAGTATACTTAAAAAAGCCATTAAGCTGGCGCACAAAGCAGAATTTGGCAGAGAAAAACAGGATCATGAGTTGTTGGAAACAATCTTAGAAACAGTAGGAAAAACTCTGTAATTATTGTATAATGTAAGTAACATGGAGAATTATTATAAGTTACATTGATGCCTTGTATGATAGAGAACACGATCGTATACACGTGGTAGAACGACGCAATGGACAGAGAGAATATCGTGACTATCCAGCCAACTACATATTCTACTATGACGATCCTCGCGGCAAGTTTACCAGCATCTATGGTACACCAGTCAGTAGGTTCAGCACACGCAACAACAAAGAATTTCGTAAAGAACTCAAGGTTCACTCCAGTAAAAATCTATATGAGAGCGACATTAACCCGGTATTTAGATGCCTGAGTGAAAATTATCTAGGTCAAGATGCGCCCGAACTGAATGTTGTTTTTTTTGATATTGAAGTGGCATTTGATCCTGATCGCGGATTCAGTCCAGTGTCAGACCCATTTAATCCCATCACTGCTATAAGTCTATATCTTACCTGGCTAGATCAACTGGTCACCTTGGCCATACCACCAAGACACATGAGTTGGCAAACTGCCAAAGAAATTGCTGATACGTTTGAAAATTGTATGTTGTTTGAGCGTGAAGAAGAAATGCTAAAAACATTCTTGGATCTCATTGAGGATGCAGATGCACTGTCGGGCTGGAATTCCGAAGGTTACGATATTCCTTACACAGTGAATCGTGTGACACGTGTGTTGAACAAAGATGACACAAGACGATTTTGTTTATGGAATCAATACCCAAAAAAACGTGTGTTTGAACGCTTTGGAGCAGAAAACGAAACCTATGACTTGATTGGTCGTGTGCACATGGATTACATGCAACTGTACCGCAAGTATACCTATGAAGAACGGCACAGTTACAGTTTGGATGCCATTGGCGAATACGAGTTGGATGAGCGCAAAACACAGTTTGAAGGCACCCTAGACCAATTGTACAACCAAAACTTCAAGACATTCTTGGAATACAACAGACAAGACACACTACTATTGCACAAACTGGATCAAAAGCTGAGATTTTTAGATCTTGCCAATGAACTGGCACATGCCAATACTGTGTTGCTACAAACTACCATGGGAGCCGTGGCAGTAACAGAGCAGGCGATCATAAACGAAGCACATGAACGAGGTATGGTTGTACCAAACCGTCAACAACGCCTGTCTGATGACGATACTCAGGCAGCAGGTGCCTATGTGGCTTATCCTAAAAAAGGCATTCACGAATGGGTTGGATCAGTTGATATCAACTCACTTTATCCATCTGCTATTCGGGCATTGAACATGGGTCCAGAAACCATCATTGGACAGTTGCGACCAGTAATGACTGATAGATATATCAAAGAAAAAATTGACAACAAAAGTAGTTTTGCCATGGCCTGGGAAGGCCTGTTTGGCAGCCTGGAATATACCGCAGTCATGGAACAACAACGTGGTACTGAAATAACTATTGACTGGCAAGATGGCAACGAAACTGTACACAGTGCGGCAGAAATTTGGTCAATGATATTTGATTCCAACCAACCCTGGATGCTGACTGCCAATGGTACCATTGTGACCTATGAGCGCAAAGGCATCATACCCGGCTTGCTTGAACGCTGGTACAGCGAACGCAAGGAAATGCAGGCCAAGAAAAAAGAAGCTACTAACAAAAAAGAAGAAGCCTTTTGGGACAAGCGACAACTGGTCAAAAAGATCAACTTGAATAGTCTATATGGTGCTATTTTAAATCCTGGGTGTAGATTTTTTGATCATAGAATTGGCCAATCTACCACACTGACCGGTCGAGCCATTGCACGACACATGGATGCATACATCAATGAGTGTATCACTGGCCAGTACGATCATACAGGTGATGCTATCATATACGGCGACACAGATTCGTGTTATTTTTCTGCCTGGCCCGTGCTCAAATCTGAAGTTGAAGCAGGACACATGGAATGGTCCAAAGAGGTATGTATTGCGTTGTATGATTCTATTGCTGAACAAGTCAATGAAAGTTTTCCGGCCTACATGGAACAAGCGTTTCATTGTCCCAGAGGTGCAGGAGAATTGATACGAGCTGGCCGAGAGCTTGTGGCAGATCGCAGTTTGTTTATTACAAAAAAACGCTATGCAGTCAACATCATTGACCTTGAAGGCAAAAGACTAGATGTTGGTGGCAAAATTGGCAAAACCAAGGCCATGGGTCTGGACCTAAAGCGGTCAGACACACCCAAGGTAATTCAAGACTTTTTGTTGGAAATTCTTAACAGCGTACTGAGCGGGGCCCAACGAGATGACATTGTGGAACGTATCCGGGCATTCAAGTATGACTTTGCCGAACGTCCTGGGTGGGAAAAAGGTTCTCCAAAGCGTGTAAACAACTTGACCAAATATCAAAAAGAAGAAGAACGACTGGGCAGAGCCAACATGCCTGGGCATGTACGTGCAGCCATAAATTGGAATGCTATGCGTAAAATGAACAACGATAATTATTCAATGCAGGTAGTAGACGGCATGAAAACCATTGTGTGTAAACTAAAATCTAATGCACTAGGCTGGACCAGTATTGGCTATCCTACAGATGAAATGCACCTACCACAATGGTTCAAAGACTTACCATTTAATGACTCTGAAATGGAAGCCACTGTGGTAGATCAAAAAATTGACAATTTACTAGGAGTATTGAATTGGAACTTGGCATCTGCTACCAACACAGAAAATACTTTTAAAACCCTGTTTGATTGGTCATAATGAAACTTAGTGAACTTGTTGCATATCAAAATCAAATTGACAATTTGTCATCAATACCCTTGATCAAATTGACTGCAGATGGTAATCTGGTAAAGATAGTGCATCTTGTTGAAGATCAACCTTTTGTGCCAGCTGAGTATGTTGCTGGTATTGTGCAAGCCAGAAATCAACTACACACTGCATTTGACAATGTTGCGGTTGCACTGGAAAAATTCAAAGAGCAGCTCAAGCACAACATAGCTCAGCAAGAAACACATTATTATGAACAAAGTTACAAACTATATTTGAACAAATTGTTGTCACACTGCCGAAATGGCTATTACAGTTCTATTCAGACCTTCAGAGATGATTTTGGCAATCTAAGACCCATACTAGAAGACAACAAGATCAAATATTGTTCCGAGGTAAATGCCAGCATAGCCAAACAAATACTAGAAATCACAGAGGACACTAAAAAAATCCTACTGTCTCGTTTGTCTACCTACGCTAGTTGGCTGTACCCAGCTGCGCTGATAAGACCCAATGTTCCTGATTTTTTAAATGTCATGGTAGCCAATGATCCCTTATATCTATTGGACGAACATCCAGATTTGTTGGCCCCAGTTGTGTCTGGATTCAATGCACAATATCAAAACAGATTGAGAACCTACGTGATCAACGAAATTCCAGACTGCGCAGTTTTAGATAGCTTACCCAATGGACAGTTTGGATTTTTTTTAGTTTATAACTATTTTCATCACAGACCGTTTGAAATGATTAAAACTTATCTTGAAGAAATTTTCCAGAAACTAAGACCGGGTGGTGTTATTGGTATGACCTTTAATAACTGTAGTAGGTATAGTGCAGTAGTTCTGGTAGAGCATGATTCGGCCTGCTAT